GCGGAACGTGAGCGTAAATTGTTTGAATTTGAATCTGGCAAATTACGTGCGTTGTGCAACGTAGGAATTTTGACAACTGGCTATGATTTTCCTGCGTTAGATTGCATTGCATTTTTACGAGCCACTGCATCGCCTGGGCTTTATTTGCAATGTGCGGTTCGCGGAATGCGACCATCACCTAGTAAGACGGACTGCCTGGTGCTGGACTTTGCTGGCGTGGTGGAGCAGCATGGCCCCATCACCGCAGTCCGAGCGCCACCAAAGAAGGGCGACAAACAGGGCGAAGCACCGGTTAAGGTCTGTGACCACTGCCAAGAAATATGCGCCTTGTCGGTAAGGGTCTGCCCAGCTTGCGGTGAGGCATTTCCCGAACCCGAGCGCCCCGCGCTGCGCTTGCATAACTTGGACATCATGGGCGTGGAAGGCGTGGACATGGAAGTGACAGCTTGGACATGGCGGAAGCATATATCTCGCGCCAGTGGCCGGGAAATGCTTTCCGTGACGTATTACGGGGGGCTAAGTGACCCGCCAGTGACCGAATACCTGGCAGTTTGTCATGACGGATACGCTGGCGAAAAGGCTCGCCGCCTACTGGCTGACATTGCCCACCGAGCAGGCGTGACGTTGGATTATGCTGCCGTTGACTTACATCAAATGGCAGGGCAGATGACCGAGGGCAGGCCGCCGGCCACCATAGAATTTAAAAAAGAAGGCAAGTTTTTTACCGTACTAAAGAGGACATTTTTATGAGACACCCAGAGCCACCCAGCGTAACCCATTACCGCGCCACCCTGCGAGCAGAGCCGCCGAGGGTCTGTCATACCTGCGACCATTACAGGCCCGATGGCATATGCGCCGAGTTTGGCGAGGCGCCACCACATGAATTTGCATCCGAGCCTGGGGGCTGCGCCTTGTGGGTCTGGGAGATACCGTTTTGAATTCAGAACACTTAGAGCAAGTGCGCCTAGTTAGCTGGTTTCGGCGCAACTATCCTGGCGTGAGGGTCTTCGCAATAGCTAATGGGGGCCATCGTGGGGCCTCTCAGGGCGCATCGTTGAAGGCAGAAGGGGTAACCCCTGGGGTGCCTGATTTATTCGTGCCCGAGTGGTCATTGTGGGTTGAAATGAAACGCGAAACGGGCGGCGTGGTGTCGCCAGTGCAAAGGGATTGGATAGAGTACCTAGAGGGTATCGGTCACAAGGTTATCGTGGGCCATGGCTTTGAGGATGCCAAGCGGCAAATAGAGGACGTAAAAAAGCCCACCTTGTATTCGGTGGGCGTTAGTTGGGAATAGGGTTTACCAATCTTCCAGACCATCAATTCCGCGCGTGATATAGCATTGCCACGCGGCTTCTCTGTTTGGGAAAATCCAGTGTCCGTGCCAGTTGAACCAATAATCGAAGTGGTGAATTTTGTTTTGTTGCATGGTGTTTATCGTTTCAAGTATCGTTACAGGTTAAGAATCAGGGCCATCAGGGCGGCCACTAAGGCGGCCATCAGCATGACTCACCCTCCCACCGGGTGCCAATCCAGTCTACAGGGTCATGCGGTTCGTAATACAGGTATTCCATCGCCTCCTGGCTGCACCATGCATATAGGTGCATCAGGTGATGTATCTTGTCGGTAATGTCGTGGTCTAGCATTCTCCCGCCCCTTTGCAGTGGTAGCAGGTGGTGCCCTCATGCTGACCCTCACCGCTACCGCTACAAGCAGGGCAGATACCGGGCTCTGAGTCGTCAGGGCCATCATCGGCCATTAGGCGGGCCTGATCGCGCGCATCGTCGCGCCAGTCGTCGTAGTCGGTCATGCTGGCACCTCATTGGTGTTTAGCACCTGTTTGCCCACAATGTCGGACATATGGAATTGCTCCACAGTGCAGGGATATCCGCCATCGTGCATCCCATGCGCCATGTCAAATGCCAAGCGCTCGGCACGTTGACGGTCTGACGGGTTTGTAATCTCATAAGCAAATACCCGAATTTGCTTATTGGTTTTTTGGTCATATACAGAATAACAGCTCATGGTTTCATACTCCAAAAATAATAGATAAAGGGGCCTGCGATACAGGCAATAAAAATAAGGGCACCGAGCAGGTCTGACAGTAATTTCATATCACTCCTAAAATGATAGCTATAAACCCTTACACTGTAAGGGCTTGAGGGTTATTTGATCAATAGATCATTGTGGGTTTGCTGGGCAAATCGTCAATGGCGCCCCTGATCGGCATAACATAAGCTACCGTCTTGCCTTCATGGTCCAAAGTGGCAAACCCTACACCAGTGCCACCTGGGCGCACTTGGACCGCAAATTTGCGCTCACTAATCAGATCAGCAGCATCGGCAACTCGGACCAGATAGTGAGGGTTGAAAAATACCTGTTGCGGGTATGGTGCATCGTCATAATGTGCCACTCTACGCCAGTCCGGGAAAATGCCGTCCATTTCTGGCACTATGGAAATTTCACCCTTGAGTGATTCGAGCGTTACCTGACGTTTAACACGGATATTGTTGTCATACTTACCTGCAAAACCAGCAGGCAGGGTTAGTTTGATACCGACGCGCCTGTTTGCCTTGATCATGCTGGCAAGTGGCACCAGTGGCATGATAAGTTGACCAGCAGGCCGAGCCACATTGTCGATCTGATGCACTGCCATAGCATGGCCGCAAGTAGCGACTAAAAACGCGCCAGCAGGTCCGGTATCAATGCATACGCCCATTAGATAATGCCGGATATCTTTTTTAGCTGCAAACATGGCAATAGCTGCAAGATGACCTGGCATGATCATCAGATCATTGTCGATTGTGGCTGTAGTGGTTTCGATTGTTGCGTGTTCCATGATTTTCCTTAAGTTAATTGGCATAATTGCCCGTTAACCCTAACCAGTAGGGCTAACAGTTAATTACGCGCCAGCTTTAAGAATCTTGTCAGCAGCACCGAATATGCGCTGTGCTGACTTATCACTAATCTCAGAACCAGATAACCATGATTGAATATAACCCCTTGATTCAATCAATCCTGGCAGATTGAGCACTGAGCACAATATATATGCCACCGACTCAGCTTCTACTTCGCGTATGTCTTTTGGGGTCCGTTCGTCATCAGACATTGTGCTTTCAAGGGTATGACCGAGCACGACATGGGCTAACTCATGAAACCGGGTTTTATGTGGCAGTGCAGCTACCGGGTTAATAGCGATATTTTTGCCAGTGGCATAACCCTGGCAGTTACCCGATGCTGAATCAAACCTAATCAATGTGATATCAAGGGTTTGTAAAGCCTTGTCAGCATTCCATGCTGGTGTAATGGTTTCATTGGCAAATTCCGCCCCTTCGGTCTGATCAAGGGAAAACCAGTTATTTTTAAGGGTGAACCATTGGAAGCATTCACCCGTTTTTTCGCCTGCGCCATCTTTTTTGTTGATAGTGACGGGCATAACCAGAGCAATGGCTTTTTCGCCTTTTTTAACTTGGCGTCCCAACTCGGACCATCGTTTGTAGGTTGCCAGTGGTGACAAACCCATGTTGCGATCTGTGAGCTGGGACCATGCAAGTAGCTGGTTTCCCATGCTGTAGTTATGGAATGCACTGTATGCACTGCTGATGATGCCGGGTTGAGTGACTGCATCTTGCAGCATTGTGGACCATGCTACCGTTTTGTTCTCCATGTCTATCCTTTAGTTAGTTGACGATGCCTGATGACATCCCTAAGCCCACAGAATGGGCTTAGAGTGTGATCAGATAGAGAAGCCATTACCCTTCAAGAATGCCACCTCATCGGCTGACGCCATGCAAATTGCCATCATGTGACGATCCAGATATTTTTGCAGCTTGGCGCGATTTGTAGGGCTTGGCATTGCGCGGTAAGTGTTGATCAGCTTAGTCATTTTGATGGTCCTAGTTGGTTGCATGCCGTTGTTGGCATGGTTGATAGTGTAACAATATTTGTAGCGGTCTACTTAGGACAAACCCTAGTTTTGTACTGTTCGTTTGTACAGTGTATGGTCTTACACATTTACACAATGTATGCACAATGCATTTGTGCAAATATGGGCAAAACAGCGGGTTTTTATACACAACATGCACACACATCCTAAGATGTGTGCATTGTGTATACCCGGTGCATGGGTTCAGGTAGTGAAAGTTAGCTAAAAATCTGGGCTCTATCATATGTGCTATGATGTAGCACATGATGAAAAGAACTAACTTTTACTTTCCTGTCGCAATGCTTGATCAGTTGCGCCAGCTTTCTACACGTACTGGCTTGCCAGTCAGCGAACTGATCAGGCGCGCAATCGAGGACTATCTCAAATGGAAATTGTGAAACACCCTATTAGTGATAAGGTTTTTACCTTTTGCGGGTTTGAACCGTATCAAAAGCTAAATGGCGAATGGACGGAATTAAAGGTGTGGCAGACTACTTGCAAAACTTGCAAGGGCTTTTTTACAGTTAAGACTCCCGGCAAGGTTAAGCACTACATGGATTCGCATAGCTTTCAAATGTTGAATTGTGAAAAGCATAGGGGAATGTAAATGGCATATGCAACAGATGATGTAGCAGAAATTCAGAATCGGTTTTTGGCGGAAATTCAAACAGGCCGCAGCTTGAGGCAAGTTTGCCAGGATGATGGAATGCCTCACGCTTCCACGGTTATGAGGTGGATGCAGGCTTTCCCGGACTTTGCGAACAAGTACGCGCGCGCTCGAACTGCTCAGGCCGACACCTTGTTTGACCGTATGGAGGCTGTGGAGGAGGCTGTAGCGGCCGGCACCATGGACAGCCATGCTGCACGTGTCGTTCTCGATTCGATGCGTTGGCGGGCCTCTAAGCTCGCCCCTAAGGTCTACGGTGACCGTCTAGATGTTCAGGTGTCCGATACCCGCATCAGCATCAGCGGTGCCTTGCAGGCCGCCCAGTCACGCCTAGTGGACGTTGTGGACGTTACACCGCGCATCAGTGCATCTATTGTGCATGATGTGCAAGGCGAGGATGCCGAAGGGTAGGGGGGGAGGGCCGAGCGCTGGGTGGTCACGGCTACGGAGCGCTCGTGAACAATTTTTATTTTTTTATAGCGATAATGCCCCCACCCTCTTGCTAGGAACCTATCATGGCTACAAACAATCTTGCGCCCAAAAACGTCAACGTGCTAAGAAGCCTAGCGGAGCATACCAACCCATTGCAATATTTGATGCAACTGGCGTCTGAGCGGCCTGAGTACGCAGCTTTGACTGATTACCTTACAAGCCGCAGTGCAATGCCGCCGGTGTCGTTTAGATATTTACCTTCTGGAAATTCAGGAACATTTGAGCACTTTAGTCCTTTTAATCCATACCGGGTTCCGCAAACTGGCGCTGTTACGTTAAACAGCACATATTTAAAAAGAGGTTACGACCCAACAAACGCTGTGCCAACTTTGACGCATGAATTAACTCATGCCGCGCAATTGCAAATGGCAAAACAAAGATCGCAAGAAGAAGTTTCAAATCCACAAGCAAAACAACAATTTCTAGATGCATACAAAAAATTAGTGTATACAGATGCAAAACCAAAAGTATCTGACAGATTTGCACAAAGTGCATTAGCCGTTAAATTAAATCCAGACTGGTATGGTGAAAATGCAAGCTATAGAGCATCTGTAAATGAATTACCGGCTTGGGCAATGGGTTCAGTTGCTCATCAAAACCCATTATATGAATATGATGATTTTAAAACACCGGCGCATTTAAACCCAACGCTGGCTACTGAATTTCAAATATTAATGGATTTAGCAACAAGAGATGCAAAAGCTAACCCAAATAAAAAGACACGTTAATGCAAACCACAATATACAAACCAGAAGATGAGCAAGAGTTAATGGCGGTACTTTGGAGTCCTGCATTAAAAGATAATCCCTTGGCTTTTGTTAAGTATTTGTTTCCATGGGGAGTTAAAGGTACTCCACTGGAGTATTTCTCTGGCCCAAGAAAATGGCAGCGTGAAGTATTGCAAGATATTACTAATCATATTGCAGCAAATAAAACCGCTGGTGAATCTAAAACCAACGAAGAGATAATGTATAGCGTATTGCAAGAAGCAATATCTTCTGGGCGTGGTATTGGTAAATCGGCATTAGTGTCATGGCTAACTATATGGATGGTGTCAACGAGGATTGGCAGCACAACCATTATTTCGGCTAACTCGGAGAACCAGTTACGCTCAATTACTTGGGCGGAGATTACCAAGTGGCTGGCTATGGGGTTGAATTCGCACTGGTTTGAGGTTAGTGCGACAAAAGTGGCACCTGCTAAGTGGTTAACTGACCTGGTGGAGCAGGATTTGAAGAAGGGTACAAGGTATTGGGCGGTGGAGGGTCGGCTTTGGAGTGCTGAGAACCCGGATGCTTATGCTGGTGTGCACAATTTTGACGGTGTGCTGGTGATTTTTGACGAGGCGAGTGGTATTGACGACTCGATCTGGTCTGTCACTGGTGGATTCTTTACAGAGAACACGCCGAATCGTTTTTGGCTGGCGTTTTCTAACCCACGGCGCAACACGGGGTACTTTTACGAGACTTTTCACTCAAAGCGGGACTTTTGGGCGACTAAGGTGGTAGATGCGCGGACGGTGGAGGGGACGGACAAGGCGGTTTATGAGCGGATCATTGCGGAGTACGGGCCAGACAGTGCCCAGGCGCACGTTGAGGTGTACGGTGAGTTTCCACGGGCGGGGGATGACCAGTTTATACCTAGCGACGTAGTCGATGAGGCCATGAAGCGGCCAAAGTACAAGGATGGGACGGCACCTATCATTATTGGTGTGGATCCTGCGCGGTTTGGGGCGGATGCGACTGTGATTGCGATACGGCAGGGGCGGGATATTGTGGCGATTAAGAAGTACAGGGGCGATGACACCATGACTGTGGTGGGGCATATCATTGAGGCAATGGAAGAGTACAAGCCTGCGATGGTGGTGATTGATGAGGGTGGGTTGGGGGCAGGGATTGTGGATAGGTTGAAGGAGCAGCGGTACAAGATCAAGGGTGTAAACTTTGGGAACAAGTCCAAAAACCCGATAATGTATGGAAATATGAGGGCGCAGATGTGGGGGGATATGAAAGCGTGGTTGAAATCTGCTAGTATTCCGCACGATAGGTTTTTGAAGACAGATTTAATTAGCCCCCTTATGAAGCCTGATTCACGGGGTACGATCTTCTTGGAGAGCAAGAAAGAGATGAAAGCACGGGGTTTAGCCAGTCCAGATGCTGCGGATGCGATCTGTGTGACGTTTGCTTTCCCTGTGGCGCATCGTGAGTATCGTGAGGCGACCCCTCGCAGGTACTCTGACTATTCGGCGGTATCAACTGGATGGATGGGGTCATGACTAAGAAAAGCGTATCTCTATCAGTCGGGCGTGGCGAGAAGCTGCCGGTGTCCAAAGGCGCTGGTTTGACTGCCAAGGGGCGGGAAAAGTACAATGCGGCTACTGGTTCTAACTTGAAGGCGCCTGCGCCTAACCCAAAGACCAAGGCCGACCAGGGCCGCAAGGATTCGTTTTGTGCCCGGATGGGCGCGGTAGCGGCTAATGCCAAAGATGGCGAACGGGCCAAAGCGGCCCTTAAACGATGGAAGTGCTAATATGAAATCAGCTAAACCTGGCCTATACGCCGCAATTCACGCCAAGCAAGAGCGCATCAAAGCTGGCTCTGGCGAGAAGATGAACAAAGTTGGCAGCAAGGCAGCGCCTACTGCCAAGGACTTTAAAGACTCTGCCAAGACGGCTAAGAAGAAATAACCATGCCACTCAAAAAGTCACCTACCCCCAAGGCGTTTACGGCTAATGTCAAGGCCGAGG